GCAACAGACATGGTGGCCAAGTACCTCGAAGCCGAAGCAGCCTTGCTGCTGGGCAAAACGGTGTCCTTTGGTGGCCGCACCCTTACCGTCGAAAACCTCGATTCGATCCGCAAGGGTCGGCAAGAGTGGGAGCGCCGCGCAGCTGCGGAGCAGCGCGGCTCCGGCTCCGGCTCCGGCTTAGGCGGGCTTTCCTACTCCGTGGCGCGCTTCGACGGCCCAGACCGATAAACCTCTCGCACTCCGACACCATGATGAACATGTATGACCGCTGGGTCGCCTGGCGCGATCCTGTCAAAGGCCTGGAGCGAGCCCAGGCCCGTAAAGCATTGGCCTACTATGAGGGGGCCAAGCCCAGCAGCACCCGCAAGCGCCGCAGCGACAACAGCAGCCCGAATGCGCTGGTCGGGGCCGGTGCAGCAGCCCTACGGGCCCATGCTCGATATCTGGAGCGTAATCACGACTTGAGCCGCGGTGCTTTGCGCGTGCTCGTCAATAACGTGGTCGGCCCCACGGGCATCGGAATTGAACCGCAACCGCGCCGCATGGATGGCTCGATTCATGAAGAGTACGCAGCCGAGCTGCGCGCCATGTACCGCGACTGGCAGCGACATCCGGAAGTGACGGGCAAGTACCATTGGGCGTTGGCTCAGCGCCTTATGGCGTACACCTGGCTACGTGATGGAGAGTGCTTTGCGCAGGAGCTGATGGGGCCTGTGCCGTACCTGGACCACGTCACGCAAGTGCCGTATTCGCTGGAGCTGTTCGAGCCGGACTTTGTGCCGCTCGACTATGACGACCAGGCCAAGAACATCCGTCAGGGCATCCAGTCCAATGCCTGGGGCAAGGCGACTGGCTATCTCGTCTACAAAGGCGATCCACGCGACGCCATGGTGATCCGTGATGCGAACCAACTCAAGACGGTACCGGCAGACAGGGTGCTGCACATGGCAACGCTCGACCGTCTGCATCAGCAGCGCGGCGTGTCGGAGTTCGCCAGCGTCATCACGCGCATCGAGGATTTGAAAGACTATGAGGAAAGCGAGCGTGTTGCCGCCAAGGTGGCTGCATGCCTGACTGCATATGTAAAGCGGATCGATCCTCAAGGGTTTGACCCGCAGGCGGTGCCTGACAGCATGAAGGATGAGCAGGGCAACATCCTGCCGCGAGACCTGCGCATGCAACCCGGCACGATCATTGACAGCCTGCAGGCCGGTGAAGAAATTGGAATGATTGATAGCAATCGGCCCAATCCCAACCTCATTGGGTGGCGCTCCGGCCAGCTGCGGGCCTTCGCTGCCGGCATCGGTGCCAGTTATTCCAGTGTCAGCCGCGACTACAACGGAACCTACAGCAGCCAGCGGCAGGAGCTGGTCGAGCAGTGGGTGCATTACGCGGTGCTTGCCGATGAGTTTGTGGGCATGTGCGTGCAGCCTGTGTGGGAGTCCCTGGTGCGTGTGGCACATCTCAGTGGCGTGGTGCGCATGCCGGCCGACTTGAAGCCTGGAACTGCAGACGATGCGCTCTACATCGGCCAGTCCATGCCGTGGATCAACCCAGTGCATGAGGCGGAGGCCTGGCTCAAGCTCATCAGCGGCAATCTGGCCAGCGAGGTTGAGGTGATCCGCAAGCGTGGCAACAACCCACAGGACACCATTGACCAGATTGCCTCTTTCCGCAAGAAGGCAGCAGAGAAGGGGGTAGCCTTTGCCTCCGTTCCTAGCGTGCCTGCAAAACCTATGGAGAAGGACGATTCGCAAGGAACTCCCCAGTTAAATGACTAGCATTTCTTTTTTTGGCTCGTGGCATCTATCTTTGTTTTCACTATCGCCACGAGGTCTATGACTTACGTCAGTTCGAAAGAAAGCGATGAGGACTCAGTTATTCTTCTGCATTGTTTGCGATCAAGAGCCTTGACTGAAATATCCGGGATCAGGATCGAAATTTTTCTCAACTTACGGTTGTCTGTACGGCGGTCGTTTGTAAACCTTAGCATTCAATAATGACTGATATTCAACTGCAGACATCTAACGGACATCAGAGCCTGTCAGGCACTCGGCCGCTAGTAATTATCGGACCTAACGGGGTCGGCAAGACACGTCTTGGGGTCGAAATAACACGCTGGAATAGAGCAGAACGTGTGGCAGCCTTGCGTAATGTCGAGATTCAAAGCATCCCGATGCAAACTATGCACCAGGCTAGCCAAGAGGTGAAAAATGCACTTGATCAGCTGCAGATGTCACACTGGCGTCAATCCTACGAACTGCAGACCCTTCTGTCTGAAATACTAGCTGATGACCGAGAGAAAGCGGTCGCCTATCGGAAAGCCGATATCGAGAACCCTGGGGGGGCGAAAGATGAGAATTTTTCGAACACTCGGCTGATCAGAATTATGAGAATCTGGAATCGCCATTTCCCTGGCCGTGTCATCAATCTCGACTACGAACCGAAGGTTACTCGCATCTTGAGCAATGGTCAGGAGGCAAAGTATTCAATTGTTCAAATGAGTGAAGGGGAGCGAACAGCTCTCTATCTGGCAGCTCGAGTAGTAAGCTGTAAGACACCGATTTTGCTCGTTGACGAGCCGGAGACTTTTTTCCATCCAGTCCTCGCGAAAAACCTGTGGGATGACCTGGAGAGGGAAATGCCAGATGTCCGCTTTGTCTACATTACCCACGATATCCCATTCGCACTCTCAAGGCGTGATGCGCAGTTCGCTATCGCTCGGCCGGATAACATTGCTGAGCTCCTGCCGGAGACAAGATCGATTCCAAGTGAAGTGATTAGCGAAGTGCTTGGTGCGGCATCATTTTCGATCAGTGCTTCAAGGCTGGTGTTTTGCGAGGGAAAACTTGGCAGTCTCGATCTGCCAATACTTCGAGCTTGGCACAATTGTCGGAATACGGTGGTTGTGCCTGCGGGAAGCTGTAACTCGGTGCGTGAATGTGTGGCAGTTTTTCGCGCTGGACAGGTTACGGGAGGCGTGACTGCTATTGGCTACATCGATCGTGATGCATGGCCCGACTCTTACTTGACTTCTGATCCGAATGTGCACCCGCATGCGTTTAGTGAAATCGAGGGGATTTTTTGTTGTGAGTCTGTGTTCGTTGCATTGGCTAAGAAGAATGGAGTTGCAGACCCGCAAGCTGCTTATCAGGCGTTTATAGAAGAGGCAAGGGGTAGGTTTGTAGGCCCAACCTTGAACAAGGAGATTTTGCAGCGCGCCAAGCTCCGAGTAGAGATCGAGCAGCGATCTTTGCTAAATCCTATTAGGACGAATCCAGACCTTGCGACTGTTAAGGAAAATTTCGTTAAGGCTGAGCCAGATGGTGGATGGGCAGCTTATATGCAATCTGTCTTCGATCAGGAGGCGGCGCGGCTGCAATCGTCTAAAAGCGGGCCACCGGATCACTTTATCCGTGATTTCCCAGCGAAGTCCTATTACAAGGCTGCGGCTGATCACATGGGCTATAAGCTTGAAAAAATGATCGAGACGCTCTTAAAGGCCTTGGAGCTATCTGATGCAGAGGCAGCGCAGGAGAAATCTATGCGTGAACTACGTGATGCGTTGGTCGAGTACTTGACGCCTCGCATGCAGCCGCGCACTGCGTGATGATGCAGTGCATTAGTTTGGGCCTGATTTGAAAAATCAATTCAATCACTAACATGCAAATTGTCCAGTTTCTTGGGTAGAAACTGGACAGGCTAATTCAGACACTGAGGGCTCTCAATCGAGGGCTCTCAGCACATGAACAAGACCGCAACCCCCTGGTACGCCATCCGCCGCAAGACCGCCATTGCCGCTGCTGCAACTGGCGCATTGGCCGCTGCGGAAATCCTGATTTACGGTGATATCGGTGAGAGCTGGTGGGACGAAACCACCAGCGCCAAGAGCTTCATGGCAGAGCTGGGTGCCCTCGATGTCGACGCCATCACGGTGCGCATCAACAGCCTGGGTGGCAGCGTGCCGGACGGCATCGCCATCTATAACGCCATGAAGCGTCACAAGGCCACGATTACTGTGGAAGTGGACGGCATCGCATACAGCATTGCCAGCCTCATCGCCATGGGCGGCGATACGGTCAACATGGCCAGCAATGCCCTGATGATGATCCATGCGCCATGGACCTACGCAGCCGGCAACAGCGCCGAGCTGCGTGAACTGGCCGACCAGCTGGACACCTGGGCGAATGCCATGTCCACCAGCTACGCCGCCAGGACTGGCGATCAGGCTGGCGCACTGGCTTTGCTCACCGATGGCAAAGACCATTTCTTTACGGCCGAAGAGGCCCTG